TAAAAATCCCCGTCAGCTTTCGGCTGGCGGGGGTTATTTCCGTGACGCTGCGAAGATGTTAGGCTTGTCCGGCTGCGGGGAGGTTTATTGCCGAAGATTCAATTCAACCGCCATGCGGTGAAAGAATACGGCGCAAAGCCCTACGAGGATAGCCCACTGGTCGTTTGGTTCGCCCGGCCATTTCCAAGCGACTTCGACAAGCAATTGACAAACGTCACCGTTGCCGACAACATTTGCTTTCTCAATATCTGCCAATATATTTGAGAGAAGCGCGGCGAAGTGTTCTTTGTGGGGCGACGGGCCAAACATTTTTTCTAAGTCGCCCGTCAGGGTTTCAATCAGATCGTCTTGATTCATGGTTCCCCCTTTATGCCGCCAATTCGAGATTGTCGTTTTTAGAAATTAACCCTTCTTTGAGAAGGCGTCCATAGAAGTAGAAGAGTCCTTTCCCGGTGATGTGCGGATACGGTTTCTTCTCAACGGAATCATCGTCGTGCGTGATTTTTGCGAAGCGCGTCACCATGTAGCCCTTTTCGATGGCGTACTGAGTCGCCTGGTTCGCCTGCTTATATAAGAAACCGTTCAAGCGAAGCCAATCGAAAAATTTGCGCGGGCCGATGCCCAGGGTTTTTGCGGCCACAGTGATGGTGACTTCGGTGTCGCCGGACGTAACGGAATTGGCGAAGGTAACCTTTGGCGCGTTGACTGAGGCTTGTTCAACTAACTTCTGATTGGCGGCTTCAAGTTCTTCATTCTTTTTGCTGATTTGGCTCAACTCTAAGAAGAGTTCGGATTTCGGCTTCGCCAACATTGCGGCCATAGGATTGCCATAACTTCCCGTCTTTCGGATCGTGGGGAGAACTTCACCGCATACCCAGTCTTGGAACTTCTCGGCCGACGGAAGGTCAGAGTGCATAATGAGGCGGTAAAGATTCCGCTCATCGATGAAGGTCATTTCGAAGGTTTGCTCACGGCCGTTGCTAAGGGTTTTCACCACGTTCCGTTTCGTTACGCCGTCAGGATTTGCATGATCCATCAGTGCCTTACGGGAATTTTTATACCCAAGGATGTCGCAGACTTCTTTGGCGCAGAAGAGCGGTTTTCCGTCTTCGATGATGATGGTAACTTTGGCTTCGCCGAAAGCGAAGGTCTGGGTGAGTTCGTTTGTCATTTTCATTTCTCCGTCTCATTAACGAGGAGTTCGGCGCATTCGAGTATCGATGCGGCGGATTTGATGACGCTGAGAAGCCCCGCGGTGGAAAGCATCTGGCTATCGCTTTCGGCCGAGTCGGCTGCGGCGATGAGGATGTTCTTGGCTTCGGAACACGACATAATCGCGTAGTCCCTGGCTTCGCCGGAGGTCAGCTGGTGTTTGATGAGCGCCGTGATGGCGAACGGGAGATTGAATGTTGACGGCTGCGTTTGAGCAGCAGAGATCACTTGCATAGCAAGACTCCTAGAGAAAGTTGAAGGAGTCTCGCGCCCGGTTCCAAGCGGGTGAGCGAGACACTGCGGGTTGGAACTACCGCTCTCTAGGTCACGGCCACCGCGAAGGTGCCCGCAGGTCTCACTCGTCAAGAAGTGATACTCGCGCACAAAAAATCCGCTCATACGAACGTAAGGCGGTTGCGCGCCTAAAGAGTTCGGGGTTCCAAGCCCGGTTCGGTAGTTCAACCGAACGCGGGCATTATGCGCGGATTCCTGTGCGTTTGTCAACATCCGAGATCTCTCCGGAATCGCTCAAGGTCAGGTGCTGCAATGCGAAAGCCTTTCCCAAACTTTGTTGCCTTCAGGCGAATGTCGCTTTTGTACGCGCGGGCTTTACCCTTGTCGTAAAAGATTCCTTTGATCCAATTGCGCACGGTCTGTTCGCAGACGCGGAACATCTCAGCGACTTCTTTAACTGTGTACCAAACGGTCTGCATCTTTACTCCTCAGGTGGGGTACAAGTTGTACCCCGCCTCTTCAGTTGTTAGGCAGGTTCGGCGACGGGAGCGGGTTCTTCCTCTTCCGGAAGAATCTCGATGCCTACGCCCTTCTCGGTAGCGATCCCGTCGATCACGTCGGACGCGGTGACGGCTTCGCCGCGGTCGGTCTTCTCGTCAACTTCTACGGCGCGCTGCGCTTCGATGCTGACGGGGAGGAGCTTGAACAACCGGCGGATCACAGTCTTTTTCGCCATTTCGTCCCAGTGGGTGGCCCACGGGCCGTTCTTGCCGGCTTTCGACTGGTTGCGCACGGCTTCGATTTCAGCGCGGCTCATCACGTCAAACTGGAAGCCGCCGCCGACAAGACGGGCCACGGCGTAGACGTGGGTCACGGGGCCTCGGTCGGCCATAGCTGCAGGGACGTGCCGGCAGTCCTCGTGCAGGCCGAATTCGTAGTGGAACTCGTCGGCCTCGTGCACGCAGTGAGCGGAGATCGAAACGATCTGTCCGGAACGGCGGGCGAGGTCGATCATGCCGCGGTAACCGATAATCAGCTGCGCATTCGGGCGGCCGTCGGAAGCCTTGCCATTCCCAAAAGGGAGAAGGTAGCAGTGCCCCAGGGCTGAGCCGGGTTCAAGCCCCAGTTGAGCGCACTGCAGCACGCACCCGTAGAACGAGGTCGGGGAACAATTGAGAAGCGTCGGCGTCTTGCGGCATTCGCTCATGACGATGCGTGTCAGGCGTTCCGGGGTGAGGGACTTCGGCAGGGCCAAGGCCATTTGCTTCTGAAACGCTTTACCGGTCACCACGTCCAGCAGAGAGCCTTCGTTCGTGGCCTTGACGGCGACGGCCTTCTTAGCCGCAGCGGGGTTGACTTTTTCAAGGAGAGTGTCGGTAGTAGACATTATGTGTACCTTCTAAAATGGGCGGGGCTGGAAGCCCCTGCCCTGAGTGAGTGAAAAGGGATTGCGACTAAAACACCCGGAGAATCCGAGACGGCTCAGACCGTCCTGCGTACTTGGCCCAAAGTTCGGGGTCATCAGCCTTCAGCTGTTTGGCGTTGAACGTCGCGCGGGACTGAGACTTGAAGGTGGCAGCCTTCTCGCCACCGATGAGGATTCCTTCGTTTTCACCGATGAACCCTGCAATCTTTGTGGCGACGGCCTCCATCTGATCTTTAATGCTGGTGGCCTTGTCCTTCAGCTGGCGGTATTCGCCGATAGCGATGGCCGCTTCCGGAGTGGCTTCAACCATGGGGCCGACTTCCCGGCGGTACAGGTGCCGGATGTCGTCCAGGTCTTTCGGTTCCGGTGCCTTGCCTCCGAGGACGTTGTCGAACCAAAAAGCCCGCAGCGTGGAAACGATGGCGTTGATGGCGTCTTCGTTTCGGTCGACCTTGTACATACGGAAGTCGTTTCCTCCGATGAGGACGACTACGTAGCAGACGTGAACCCCGGTGAGTCGCATGTACCACTGAACCTGCGTTTCGTAGTACAGCGGGATTTCGTGTTCGGTGACGATCTTTCCGGCCTTGATCTCGTCTTCCTGGGATTCGCCCCAGAGTCCGGACGCATAGGCGGACGCGGTCTTGCATTCCAGGATTGCGTCCGTCGTGATGAGCGCTTCGCCCTCCTTCGGATTTTTGGCCGGCCGCACGTTCTTCTGAATCTCCGGCATGACGACGGCGCGGTCGATGTTGGCCCGCATCCAGTCGCCTTCACCGTCGACGAACGTGTAGCCCACGCGCTGAACCTTCATGCCGGTGCGTTCCTGAAATTCCTTGGCGACGATGTCTTCCAGGGTGGCGCCGAAGTGCATCGAATTCGTGGGCGACTGCGGTTCGCCTTCGCCGCGCTTGTCCTGCCACAGTTCGACCGGGGTGCGCCACGGGGAAAGCCCCAGAGCTGCAGCAACGTCAGAACCGCCGATGCCCTTGGTGCGCTGCTGCAGCCACTCTTCGCGGGCGAGTCCGGCGGTGGGGATGAGTCTTGTCATTTTTGTTTCCTTTGCGCCGCAAGTTCGCGGCTGTCTTCGTTGATTGCGTTGTGGTAGTTGGTCATGGGGTGGCGCCTAGTCGAGGTTGAGTTCGTCCATCAGGCGGGAGAACTCGTCTTCTGTTAAGGCGTAGGAGTTCGATACTTCTCTGCGGCTTGCGTCGCTCACTGAAACGGTATGCAGCTCGGTATAGACGAAGTAGCTTTGGCTGCCGCTCTCGAACACCATCACGCGTTCAAGCGGGTAGACGTTGAGCGGCTTCCAGGTGTTGGCGTCTCGGATCAAATCTTCGTTGTGGTTGCTGAGATCAATCATTTCTTTCTCCGGAAAGGCAGGGCGCTCACCTTCTCGTTTCTAGTAGCCGGGCAGGGAAAGCAGGGTGTACATGAGGACGATGAATCCCGCGGCTGCCAGGACGTTTTCGATGAACTGCTTCATGCCAGCACACCTTTGATGAAGAAAGCGACAAAGGAAAGGACCGCAATGACGGCAGCCACAGACGCCTCAGATTGAAAGCGCCGTTCGGCAATGTCGGCCAGTTGCCCCATAAGTAAACAATGCTCAAGCGTCATGGCTTACTCCTCGTCATTCGATTTGCTGTGAAGAATCACCGGCTGTGATCCTGTAGAGCGTCTTCACGTTTTCAATCAGCTCTCCGAGGATGCCGACGGCTTTGTTTGCGTCCTGGGGGATGTTGCGGCCTTCTTCGTGCGTTGAGGCCAAGTGCGAGAGCTCGGTCGTCAGGGTGTAGATGCTGTGGCAGGCGGCTTCCTGATCGATCGCGATTGCTTCTTCGTCTTTGCGAACTTCTTTCAAAACGCGACGGGCTGTCTGCTGATATTCCTGAGCGTTACGCACAAGACGCTCAGTCTCTGCCTCAACATCAGACGCCGTCTTCGGAAGTGAAGCAGCGTCTTTCTGGTCGCGTACCGGCAGTGCACGCACGCTAAGCACGCGGCCTTTAGTCATCTTGTCGAGGAGATCGCGAAGTTCGTCGATCTCCTTGGCCTGTAGGTCGTAGAAGTTCTGTGTTGACCAAACGTCTAATTGCTTGTAACGCCGGGAAATCATTTCCTTGATGTCGGCGAGGGTGAGTGTGATGGTCATGTTGCCTCCGTTGTGGATTCTGTCCATCTAAAACTGACAAACGAAGTGTACTTTGTCCATTTAAAATAGTCAAGCTGAAGTGGACAAATTGTCGGTAGGTTGATCCATGTCAAAAACTGATGGACGCTTAAGGCAAAAGAAAAGCCGCCCGGAGGCGGCTTTGTATTCGGCGCTTTGATGTTGTTTCTTCTGCGATGTTATGTGTATGTTTTCGCAGTTCCTTGCCGATGAGAAGATTTTGCGTTCAGAGGGTTATGGCGCAAAGAAATGACCGATAATTTTTACTTTGCCAACGACGTTGTACCCCGTTAACGTTGGCACAAGAATCGGCGGATAGCGAACGTTGTCGCTGATGATGTTAAATCCGTCGGGGACCATTTGCAGGCGTTTGAACGTGTGGATTCCGCGAGGATTCTTGAGCAGATAAAGGTCATCAGCATCGTAGTCTGTGATACTAGTATCTACGACGAGTAGGTCCCCAGCAGCTGCGGTTGGTGCCATGGAGTCGCCACGCACCAGGTGGAGTCTGAGTTCGTCTAAGGGCGAAGACGGAACAAATGAGCGGAGCCACGCGACAGAAACTTGCATGACTTCAATGGCCGGACGTAGTTGCTCGTCCGGATCGCGAAGAATCTTCAACATGATACTGTCCTTACTAGGTGTCAGATCCCCGGCACCGTCCGGTTGTCCGCCAGCACCATATCTCAGGTATGACGGTGTTGTACCGAGTATTTGACACAATCGCTGTAATGTCTCCTCATCTCTTGGCAATGTTCCATGTGACCACGTACTGGCCGCTTGACGTGACTTGCCTACTTGTTTTGCAAGTTCTGCTTGGGTTAGGCCGCGTTTGTGCAGCAACGCCCTAAAACGGGCTTCGTAGTCGTTCATGTGCTTCTCCCGGATTAAAAGCAATTGACAGAGTACACCCTAAATGGACTCTGTGTAGGCGCAAGGCTATGGACAAACGCCACTTCAGATGGATATAATTGTCTCACCAAAATTGACAGAGTGAGGTTTAAATGGATTTTGACTTGAAGAATGTCAACGTCGTTTCCTTGGCGTTGCTGAAATTCAAAACCCAGAAATGTCTTGCTGAAAGGCTTGGCGTTAGTAAGCAGACGATTTCGATGTGGAAACACAAACGTGTTAGCGCTGACCGTGTCAACGATTTTTCTGATGCCACCGGTATCCCACGTTCATTGATTCGACCGGATTTGTATCCTGAAGCGAAAGAGCTGTAATGCTCATCGGCGGCCGTATGAACTATGTGCAGCTTCACTTAGGCGACTGGATCGCCGGGACGCTTGACCTGACGCCAACAGAACGAGGCGTCTACATGGATTTGCTCGTCAGATACTACAAAGAAGAGCGTCCGCTTATGCAAGACGAATGCAAACGCATTGCACGTGGATATGCACCTGCAGAGCAAGAGGCTATGCACTACGTATTGCAAAGGTTCTTCACTTTGGAAAATGGCGAGTATCGGCAGTCGCGTTGCGATGAGGAAATCGAAAAAGCCCAGACGGTTTCCAACAAAAGAAAGCGTGCGGCGGCGTCCAGGTGGGCAAAAAAGCCAGAAATCGATGCAAGTGCATATCCAAATGCAGAGCAAATGCAATGCGAATGCAATGCAAATGGAATGCTAACCAATAACCAACAACCAATAACCAATAAAGAGACAGAAAGAAAGAAGAAAGAAAAGCGGCAGGCAATCACGCACGCATTCAACCTCGACACCCTGCCCGAAGACTGGCGGACGTTCTGCGAGCAGCTTCGGCCTGACCTCAACCCCGACACGGTCTTTGCCAGCTTCTCGGGCTACTACCGGATCGGCAAGGGCAAGGACACCATGCGTAGCGGGAAGGGTTGGAATCAATCGTGGCTCAACTGGGTCAAGCGCGAGAAAGAAATCACATCGAGAAAACCCGCGGGATCAACCGCACACCAACAGCCTGAAGTTTTTGACGAGGCCTACTACGAGGGATCAATGAATCCGGACGGTACGGCCAATTGGGGGTAAGCAACCATGCAGACATTTTCAGCCATCATCGAATCCTCGCAGGGCGCAGTCCCTATGCCGATCCGCAGGGGCGCCGTTTTGAACTGCGCAATTCACGGACCGTATAACGGTATTCAGACAGTTTTGGGCGGGCAGGTCGTGTGTGAGTCTCAGTGTCCTGAGTGCGCACTGATCGAACGTAAACGCCGCCAGGCAGAGCGTGAGGCCCACGAAAAGGCTAAGAAAGCGGCCGAAGCCCGCGACCGCATCGAGGAGGCATTACGGCGCTCCTGCATCCCGGCCGAATACCGCACCAAAACATTCTCGAACTTTCTGGCCGAGACGAAAAACCAACAAGGCGCGCTGGACCTCGCCTGCCGGTTCGTGCGCGGTTGGGAAAAGGCGAAAGAGACCGGCTACGGACTCTTTTTCTTCGGTAACCCGGGGACCGGCAAAAGTCATTTGGCGTGCGCCATTCTTCATGCCATTTTGCCGCGGTCAGAAGGCGTCTATACGCGCGCTACAGACATCATTCAATACGTCCGTAGCACCTGGGGCGGAAAAAGCGACAGAACGAGTTTTGACGCAATTCGGCTTTTCTCGGAGGTCTCCCTGCTTGTGATTGATGAGGTCGGTGTCCAGGCCGGCACCGAAAACGAGAAGCAGATTCTTTTTTCGATCATCGACAGCCGGATTTCAGAAAACCGCCCGACGATTTTCCTCTCGAATCTGCGCCCGGCAGACCTTAACAACGTTCTCGGTCCGCGCCTTGTGGACCGCATCCGCGGCAAGTGCGTCGCTTATCAGTTTTTAGGTAACTCAATGCGCCGGCCGCTTTCTGCTGACGTTTTCGGAGAGGCGGCATGAAACGCGTTCTCGATATGTGCTGCGGACCACGGTGCTTCTACTTCGATAAGGCGGATACGCGCGTCCTAGCTTGTGACGTGCGTATGGCGAACTTCACGAATCAGCTGAACCGGACGTGCATCGTGGCCCCCGACTTGCTGCAGGACTTCCGGCATCTTCCGGAAGAGTGGGTCGGCAGGTTTGACCTGGTGCTTTTCGATCCGCCGCATCTGGCGCACGCCGGGGAAAAGTCCTGGCTCCGTGCGAAGTACGGGATTCTTGACCGGGCGAACTGGCGGGCTGATCTCGCTGCGGGGTTCGCCGAAGGGTTTCGGGTGCTCCGGGAGGGCGGCACGTTGCTTTTCAAGTGGGCCGAGACTCAGATCAAGGTGAGCGAAGTTCTGAAACTCACGGAACAAAAGCCGCTGATCGCTACGCGGTTCCCGACGAAAAGCGGTACCCATTGGATTGTTTTCTACAAGGAGGAGGCATGAGCACCGAAACTTTTCTTGATCCTAACGCGGGTCTGATTTCGTGCGACGTCTTTGTCAGAGAAAAAGTACTCGGGCCGGAAGACGTGGTGTACGACTCTTGGCACGTCGTTATCAGCATTCCGGCGTACGTGCAGTGGACGCCTGCCGTCTGGGTGGGGCTCGATGAGGGCGAACGCAGACTGTGGCCGGTTCCGGCGGACTGGCGCATGACAGCAAAGGACTGCGAAAAGGTCGCTGTGGAATTTATCGAAAAACTCAAAAAGGAGGGATTGGCATGAGCAACCCGAAGCACGTGCAGTTGAAGCCTGAGGACGCCGCCAAGATCGTTGAAGTTCTCGCTGATGTTGAAACAACTGCGCCGCGATATTTCAAAAAACAAGGTTTGTCTTTGCAGTTGATGCGGCTGAAGAGAGAAGTCCGCCGCGTTCACGCTCAGTACGAAAGGGAGGATGAGGAATGAAAACGCCTACCGGTGTCTCCCGTGCTGTTGCAGAGAAGCTGACTCGCGCTTATAAGGTCGGCCACGACGTAGGGCTTAAAGGCTGGGCGCCGTCCGTAGAGGCTGAACAGTTCAAGACGAAATTAGAGCAGCGGTATTTCTGGCTGGGCGTCTGCGACGCTCAGGTCGAAAAGAACCACAGGGAGGGCGAAGAATGAAGACCGCAATGAAACGTCTATACGCCAAAGGGCGGCTGAGGCCCGGCGAGATGAACGCGACTGAATCCGCCTACGCGGCTTTTCTGAAGGCAGAACAGCAGGCGGGGCGCATTGAGAAGTTTTGGTTCGAGTCCATGAAAGTCAAGATTGCCGCCGGGAAGTGCTGGTACACGCCCGACTTCATGGTGCTCCGGCCAAACGGTGAAATTGAACTTCACGAGGTCAAAGGGACGCTCGCCGTGTTTCAGGACGACGCCCGGGTAAAGGTGAAGGTTGCTGCGTCTCAGTACCCGTTCCGGATGTTTGTGGTCTTCCCAAAGGCGAAGCGTCAGGGGTGCGGGTGGAACATAGAGGAGTTTTAAATGAATGAATCCATCGGAGTTAGCACTGTTCTCCCGCCCGTGGCTGCAGCTCTCCTTGTTTCAGCCGCCGATCATGCCCGAACGCTCCCCGTCGGAAGCCTGCAACGCGCCAAGATCATCGCCACAGCCGAAACCAAAGCACGCAACCTGTGCCCGTACGCATACCGTCGTGACGATGATTGCGACAGTAGCCGACAACGGCGCGGTTATCGGTGAGGATCATTGGAACGCGAAGTACCTGGATTCGGATATTGAGCACGCCATAGAACTGAGGCAGGAGGGCTACACCTTCCGGGAAATTAGCCTGATGCTGGATATGCCGATTCGGACAATCCGGAGTTATGTGGATGGCTCCCGGCGCTGTCAATCGGTCGCTGGGTGGAAAAAGATCAAGAGGAGCGTATGACGGAAAAGAAACTGACGGTGAAGCAGCAGAAGTTTGCGAAGGCCGTCGCCGCTTCGAAGTCAGCGACTGAGGCGGCGATTAAGGCCGGATATTCGAAAAAGACGGCCGGGGCGATTGCAAGCGAGAACTTGAAAAAACCTAACATTCAAAAGGCCGTAGAGGAAGAGATCGACCGCGCCGCGGAAGCCGCCGGCGTCAACCCCGAGTACGTCTACCGAAAGCTGAAACAGATCATTGAAGTCAATACTCAGCTGATAGCGGACGGAGACGATGATGAACAAACGCTCGATATGAACGGCAAGCCGGTTTGGGTCATGGTCGACCCACTGGCCGCGAATCAGGCCGCCAAAACGCTCGGTGGATTTCTCAAAATGGGCAAGGACAAGGCTGAAGAGGCTAAGGACGAAGCCCTTACGTCTTTGGCTGAGATTCTGCGGGAGAGAATAGGTGCCCTCAAGTAAGACGAAAAAGAAAGAGGCGGACGCCTTTTTGGTGTTGGATCGTATTGATTTGGACACGCCGGCGGGCGTCAATCAGGCTCTTGTGGAGGTCGCCGCGCAGACTTCAAAGGATCCTCTGAAGTTTGTACAGATTGCCTTTCCGTGGGGCAAAGATACCCTCGCTGGATGGGACGGTCCGGACGTGTGGCAGGTGGATGTGCTCACGAGTATGAGGGACTATCTGCAACGTGGGGATGAGGAAGGGGCCATTTCCGCCTACCTGGATGCGACGGCGGCCGGGCACGGTGTCGGAAAGTCCGCCCTCGTGGCCTGGATCACGCTCTGGAGCATGGCGACGTTCCCGGACACGCGCGGTATCGTCACGGCCAACACCGACACTCAGTTGCGCACTAAGACATTTGCCGAAGTGACGAAGTGGTTCAATCTCTGTCTCTTCAAGTCGTGGTTCCGAATCTCGGCGACGTGCGTCTGTAGCAGACAGAAGGATCATGACAAGACGTGGCGCTTTGACGCGATCCCGTGGTCTGAGTCGCGTCCCGAAGGCTTTGCCGGGTTACACAACGCCCGAAAGCGCATCATGGTGATTTTCGATGAAGCCTCGGCCATTGCCGACATAATCTGGGAAGTCGTCGAAGGTGCCATGACCGATAAGGACACTCAGATTTTTTGGATGGTTTTCGGCAACCCGACGCGAAACACCGGGCGCTTCTACGAGTGCTTTAACAAGTACCGGCATCGTTGGGTGCATCGTCATGTTGATGGGCGGACGGCTATCGGTACGGACAAGAAAAAGATTGCGACGTGGATTCAGGACTACGGCATCGACTCTGACTTTGTGCGGGTTCGCGTTCTGGGGCAGTTCCCGTCGGCGTCTTCGCTGCAGTTTATCCCGCGTGCCATAGTCGATGAGGCGATGCAACGACAGTTGGAGCACTGTTCATACTATCGACAGGTGGTGATTCTTGGTGTGGACGTGGCGCGGTTCGGTGACGACGCGTCTGTCATCTGTTGCAGGATCGGGACCGATGCCCGGTCTTATCCGGCAAAAGAGTTCCGCGGCCTGGACGGTTGGGAGTTGGCGGCGAAGATTGCTGAGGTCTACAACGAATTCCGACAGAAGGGCGCCCGAAAGGTTGTTATCAATGTGGACGCCGGCGGCGTGGGGGCGTCCCCGATTGACTGGCTGCGGCATAACGGTTATCCGGTGAACTCCATCAACTTCGGTGGCGGGGCAACGAATACCGAACGCTACAAGAATCTTCGAGCGGAAATGTGGGGGCGTGGGCGCGAATGGCTGAAGGCCGGCGGCTGTATCGAGCAGAACGACGATCTTGTGACGGACTTGACAGGGGTTGAGTACGGCTATACGCCGACGAATCAAATTCTGCTCGAAAGCAAAGAGAGTATGAAGGATCGCGGTCTGTCGTCCCCAGATCATGCGGACGCGCTGATGCTCACGTTTGCCGTTCAAATGAATGAGTACCTGTCGGAGATGGAGCACGCTCAGCCGCGTAACGGTCGTCTGGGGGCGCATACCGTTCGGGACCCGTATGCGTGATGTGCGCGTAGCCTGGTGAACGCTGTTGACAATGCCTCTCATCTTTGAGGGGCTTTTTATGGCTGTAGGAAACGTAAAACGATTAGCAGGGCCTTTTACCGGGGCCGGGACAAAGATTCTTCCGTTTGGCTTCAAGATTTTTGAGCCGACGGACGTATTTGTCGCCCTGGCAGAAAAAGAGAATGATCCTCCGAAAAATTTGGAATACAACGCGGATTACTCCGTGGAAATGAACCAAGATCAGGAGGCTACGCCCGGTGGTACGGTGACTCTGACGAATGCCCTGAATGAAACGCAGATCGTATCGGTTGGGACGGACATTCCCTACACGCAGACCACTCAGCTCACGAATTACATCCGCTTTCCGCCGGAAACGATAAACACGGCGCTTGACAGAACGGTCGTGCAAATTCAGCAGCTTGTCGAGCAAGTCAGCCGCGCGCTCATCACCGATCCGACGGACACGATCACCCCTCGTCAGCTGCGCGATAAGTTGCTCGCCGCGGTGGACGACGCTATCGCTGCAGCCGGGGCGTCCAAGGAAGCGCTTGCCGCCTGCGAAGCCATCAAGGGCTTGATCGAACGCTACTCGTGGGATATTCCCCACCTGGTGAACTCCCTTGAAGAGGTCGAGGCTTATCCCTACGACGGGTACTTCTGGGTCAAGGGCTACGGCAATCCGGGCAACGCCGGGGAGGATATTTCGAACAGGTTGGTGGGCGGCCGCACGTTGGCTCGTTGGTCTGCGGGTATGCCGGTTGTGGTGTATGTCTCTCCAGCCGGCGATGGGGATGGGTCTGAAGGGGCTCCTTTCTCCCTCGAAGGATTGTCCAATTTTTTCTCGGGGTTTAAAGCAAGCGTTGAAGTTCACCTTGCCGACGGCATCTATGACGCACCGAGCGGCCTCAGTTTGTCAGCACAAAAGACGACGTTAATAGGGAGTTCGTCAGCCGCTGTGATACTCGATTGCTCCGGGGGAAAGGGATACGGTATTTTTTCTAAAGACTGCCAACTTACAATTTCAGGTGTCGCGGTCAGAGGAGCCGCCCTTGACGGTTTCCGGCACCAGGGTGGTAGTGTAGCTTGCACTGACATCAGAGCTACGGAATGCGGCCACGCTGGATTCAGTGCGCTGGGTGACTGCGTAGTCTCTGTACAGAATGCTACGGCCGATAACAATGCGTGGAACGGCTTTTCCTTTACCCAGGGGGCTTCTGGAAATGTTTACGGAAGCTCTGCTACGGGGAACAAGCTGAACGGGGTTCATGCCAACTATTGCGGTAACCTATATTTCAGTGATTTTATATCCAAAAATTCGGGTAGCAGCGGCTTTTTCCTCAGCGGATGCACTTCAGTTTACCTTGACAAAACCGAAACGAATAACAATGCGGTTGCAGGCTTGCTAGCTAGTGGACTGTGTCGTGTCAGCGTACAAAATTCTTCCGCTACAGGGAATCCCCGCGGCTGGTTTGCGGAGTACGGTGCCTCCGTTACTCTCTGCGATTGTGATACTGACGGCGACTCAGTAGGAGCGACGAGCGGCTGGGGCGGCGTCGTCGCCGAATACGGCGGTGCGGTATCCCTGGCTCATGGCTCTAAGAATTTCAATTTCAAGAATTATCGTACAGCGCTATACGCTCTTAACGGCGGTCGAATAGACATAACGCGGCCAAGTAGCAAGTATCTTGCTTTTACCAATTGCACCTATAAGTCATCTCCTGCATTTGACGCGATCGGAAACAACGGCGGGCAAGTCTGCGCTGGCGATACTCAAGGGGTATCCCTGCTGGACTACTTGCAGACCTCTGGGCAAGTAGGCGACGCGATTCCGAAAGGCGCTGCAGACCTAAATAACCTCCTGGATTCAGGGGTTTATGCATGTGATGGCAGTGCTTCAAATCTTCCGTCAGGCTTTGGCCAGACCATCGTAATCGTTACTAAGCGCGCTGTCTCAAACGCTACGCGGAAAATCATTCAGACCGTCTACAACCTTTCAACCCCTGGGATCGCAATCCGCTTTGGCTTATGCCCAAACGGCGACGACGAAACGGTCAATTGGGGCGCCTACACCAAACTCGCAACGGCTTAACCATGACAAACTACTACCATTCAGGAGTCGCCCTCGCCAAGAAGAAGGGCAAGGATATTCACATTGTGGAAACGCCCGTCGGCATCGGCGATATGTTGCCGGTGGCCGCGGCCGGTACCGTCTACCCGCGTCAGCTCCGGTATCGCTTCGCGGACGTCGTCAATGTGAAGGATTTCGGGGCTGTGGGGGACGGGGTGACAGATGATACGAAAGCTATCCAAGCCGCACTTGATGCGGGGAAAAAAGTATTTATCCCAGCGGGGGTGTACCTCTGCAACAGAGAACTTGAGATTAAAACACAGGGGCAAAAAATATACGGGGCGGGGGCCGGTGTTGGGTATGATAACGGGAGAAATAACCCTGTTATCGACTACGATGACGTTACTACGCTTCTTTTCGATGAGCCCATAGACGGAGAAAACGCGAGACGTGTAAGAACGCGAGTCAAGTATAGGGCATCCGCATTAGACCCGCAGGATGCACCAATGTCAGTTTGCTTAAATATTCAGGCAGAAAGCGTGTGCTTGGAGGATTTTGCTCTCCGCATAAAAACGGACGTGTCTAAGGAGGACAGAGAGCAAATTCTTGTTATTGATATCGCCAACGCTACGGAAGAACAAAAAGCGTTTTTAGTTGAGCAAAGTAAAAATCTCGGCGCAGATTGGGATGTGGGGGTTTTCATAGGTACCCGCATCCTTACAAAGCTGACTAGGGTTAATGTTGTGGGCTACAACCGAATGGCCAATATTTGGTTGGATTCTACAAACGGACATAATATACCTAGATTCCCAGGCTTAAACGGAACAGCATACCCATCGGGGTATGTAAACGGTGGGTCTGACGGTTTTTCTGCTAGAGATTGCTTTGTGTTCGGGGGGCTGTGGGGGCTGAGAGTACAAGGTGCAGAACCCGAAGAAGGCAAATCTGCATATTCTGAATATTATTACGATGAGCTTTATGGCGGACTTATACGAGACCGACGAGGCTCTTACGGCTGTTCAGATTTACTTCTTATAGGATGCAAAATTACAGGGCCACAGCACTTCAGTCACTTACGTAGGGTTGATATGACTACGGAGGGCGACCCGATAAAAGACGTTGATAAAGGAGGGGCCTTCTCTATTGGCGGTCTAGGCGGTGCGTACAACAAAATACACAGCCATACTTACGTAGATTGTCGATTTACGTCATCTGCTCCATTTAATGTGCGAGTTGACCGCTCTTCTAGCGATCTTTTTATTGGATGCGTTATCGATAACGGAGGAGTTGCTTACGACTCATCCGGTAATAGCATAGTTCAAAGTACATCTACGTCATTTAATGGGCTTGTGCTGACGAAAAACTCATATAAATGTCGATTTATTGCGTCCATTGGAAACCTTTACGGGACATATAGCGATATTTATGCGGGTAAGCATACGATACTGTCATGTGATTCTGATGGAGAACTTGACAATGTTCTTAATGCAAAAACACTTACATTAGGAAGTTTTGATAGCGGTGGTAAATTAAACGCGCAAATAGACGTTTTGTCTGACCCTGACAAAACAGCGGCAATTCGTTTTGGTTCATCGAACGGCGTTGCGGCTGGGTTAAATTGGTACAACACTAGTCGTCAACTAGCATTCTTCGATAACAACAACGAGGTATTTAGGTTTAGATTTATAGACTCTGATTCTTCCGTTGAGTTTTCTTTGAAGCCATCAGATGCTTTCAAGATAAAAAGCACAGGAACAGAAGCTGATCTTTTGTTTGGAGGTTCAAACTATATTAGATTAGATTCTGTAGGCATACGAGCGTTTCAAGGAGTACGACCTGCTACAAACAACGCCCTTAATCTTGGCTCCAGTGCCGCTCGGTGGGCACAACTCTATGCCGCTACGGGAACGATCAACACATCCGACGAACGCGAAAAAACTTCCGTTAACTCGCCAGATGACGCCTTGATGCGCGCCTGGGGCAAAGTGGGGTTCAAGGTCTTCCAGTTCAAGGACGCTGTAGAGAAGAAGGGTGCTGACGCCCGTCTCCACGTTGGCGTTATTGCTCAGGAGGTGAAGGCGGCGTTCGAGTCCGAAGGCTTGGACGCCTCGCGCTACGGCCTCTTCTGCCACGACGCGTGGGAGGATGAGTATGAGGACGTAGAGGTTGTCGATACGCCAGAGGTTGTCGCAGAAGACGGTACCGTCACGCCTGCTCAGACTCACGTTGAGCATCGTCTCGTGACTCCTGCGGGCGATCGCTACGGCATCCGCTATGAAGAGGCTCTTGTACTTGAAGCCGCTTACCAGAGATGGCGCCTGGCGCAGATTGAGGCGCGGCTTTGAACACTAATGCCATAATTCGGACAATGGAGAAAGATCATGGAGAGAAAGATCGCTGTGCTCCCCATTCGGGAACTTAAGGAAGGCTACCCCGTTGAGCTATGGGCCAACGATAAAGGCCGCCTTGTTGTTCGCACTTATTCGGTCGACCGGTATGGTGAGTCCGATCTTGACCTCTTTGATCTTGTCGATTGGGTAAGAACTCAAAGAGGAGAACCGTATGCCGGAGCCGAACTGTGTCGAAATGCTGCTGGACGAGATAGACAGGGCTCTTAAGGCCGAACTGTATGTCGTCGCAACGATGGCAGCGCTTACCCTGCCCGATATGTGCGCGGCCTTAGAAACAGAGGGCTTCTGGGCGAAGAATGTGAACTACGTAGCATGGTGCGAAAAGAACCTGCCGCAAGAGTTTTTCTCATTGGCGACGCCCGAACTGATGAAGCAGCTTCGCAACGATCTCCTTCATACGGGGACTGTGGATGACCGCAAAGGCAACAAAAAGCTGATCCTTACGATTCCAAACGGCCGGATACACCTCAGCAACAATGTTTGCAACGAGACCTATCTCACGGACGTCGTGGACTTCTGCCACGGGTTGATGCAGGCGGCGCGGGTATGGCTCGCGAAGAATCAAAACGCGCCGACAGTACAGCGAAATCTTGAAAAAATGATTCGGCGTCGTGAGAATAAAAATGGCATTCCGCCCTTTATTGGCGGAATACCGATTCCGGCAATCTATTGATTGAGGCGCGGCTGTCATAAAAGAGAACCCCGGGAAACCGGGGTTTTTCGTGCGCGTACTTCCTGACTCTGCGCCGATCATGCTGGCATAGGAGGCGCTATGGAAATACGTAGAACGACTTGGGCGGAAACGTTCGCACGCCCGGAATTTCAGCAGATTATCAAGGACTACGCAGACGAAAGCGGAAGTCCTTTCATGCGTGGCGCACCGAATCCCGATGAGTACATTGCGGCCGAAAAGGCAGGGGCTTTTATCCCGGTTGGTGTTTTTGACGGCGGACGCATTGTCGGCGGGGTCAATATCATGATCCATCGCATCCCGCACTATCAGGAAGTGCTCGCGTCCGTGGAATCCATCTTTCTCGCCAAAGATTACCGACAGGGCACGGCGGGACTGCGGCTTCTGCGTGAGGCCGAGAAGGTGGCCCGTGAGGCCGGCGCCCAGGTGCTGATGGTAGGGACGCGCTGCAGTTCTCGGTTTGAGGAACTGTGCCGGCGTCTCTATACGCCCGTCAACACGGTTTTCCAGGTGCGGTTATGACGGCGGCACTGCAATCTCGCGGCGAACTGCCTCCGACAACGGCGGCAGGGATTGCCGAAGTGAAAGCCCTTGAGGTGTTCAACGAAACAATGCCGCCAGCGGACGTGCCGACGGATCACTTTATCCACGCCGGCTGCTACGTGCGGACGTGCCGGATCGCGGCCGGGGTGTTGCTTACCTCAGCTCTTATCAAGGTGCCGACGGTGGTCATTATCAGCGGCGACGTGGTGATTCGCGCGGATAGCGAGTCTCATCGGGTGACGGGCTACACGGTGCTACGCGGCATGGCAGGGCGAAAAGTGGCCTATCACGCGCTTCAAGACACGACGATCACCATGATTTATGCGACTCAGAAAGCGGTCCCGGAAGACTGTGAACCTGAGTTTACGGGCGAATACGAACATCTTCTCACTCGGAGGAAATAACAATGTCAGGTGCAACAACGGCGGCAATGGTTGGTATGGCGGCAGTGGCTGCGGCGGGTACGGCCGCTTCGATGTACTCAGCCAATAAGCAGGCGAAAGCACAAGATCGCGCAACGCGTCAGGCGGAAGAGAACGCTAAAAAGCAGGCGGAACAGTCCGCGCAGGCTACCCGGCGCCAGCAACAGAATCGGGCGGACGTGTCCGGCATTCTCTCGATGAATCAGGACGGCGGTTTGTCCGGCGGGTCTACGCTTCTGTCCGGGGCCGGCGGCGTCAATAAGAATCAGATGAGCTTAGGCGGTGGTTCTACGTTGGGGTAAGCCATGAGCGACGGTAAGGACTTACGTGAAACAATCCTGCGGCGCTGGGTGGTGCTCTGCAATGAGCGTGAGCCCTACGAATCTCAGTGGCTTGAGATTTCACGCCACATAACGCCGGCAAGTGGGCGTTTCCTGGGGACGGATGTTAAGAATCAGTCCCGTAGTCGGTGGAACAAAATCTACGACAATGCAGCGACGTACGCGGCGACGATTTTGTCGTCCGGGCTGCAGTCGGGGATGAACGATCCTTCAACGCAGTGGTTCGCGCTCACGACGGGAACGCCTGATTTGGACGAAAGCCACGAGGTCAAAGTTTATCTTGACCGGGTGCAGCGTATCTTGGAAATGGCGTTTGAAAGCACAAACGTCTATCAGGCGTTGCACCACGGTTGGCGTGAGGTCGGGGTCTACGGAACGTGCGCCATGATTATCGTAGAGGACGCGAAGGCGGGATTCCACTGCTATCCGTTGGTCTGTGGTGAGTACTGCATTGGCGTAGATGCCTGCAATCGGCCGAATACGGTTTACCGTCGTTTCTCTATGACGGCGGCGCAGATGATTGAGCAGTATGGCCGTGCCAGGTGCTCTAAGGCCGTGCGTGATGCGTACGATCAGGGGCGTCCGGACAAGTCTTTCAAGTGCATTCACGCGATTGAGCCGCGTTACGACCGTGACCGCACAAAGAAAGACAATCTCAATATGCCGTGGCGGATGGTGGTGTTGCAGATTGACTGTGATGAAGGCGAAGACGGAATCCTCCAAGAGTCAGGCTACAACGAATTTCCGGCGGTGGTGGGACGCTGGGGTGCGAACGCTTCGGACGTTTATTCCGAAGAAGCTCCCGGCATCATTGCTATCGGCGATACAAAACAGCTGCATCACGAGTGCCTGCAGAAGGGGAACGCCATTGATTACGCGGTGAACCCACCGTTGATCTTCCCGGTATCCGCGAAGGAATCGGAACTTGATTTCCTGCCTGGCGGCCGAAACTTCATTGATATGCCGTCTCAGGCGAATCAGGTGCAGAGTGCTTGGGCGGTTAGACCTGATCTCACGGCCCTGGCGGCGGATATGCAGGATATTCGTCAGCGTATCAATCAGGCGTTCTGTGTCGATATGTTCCTGATGGTGTCGTCCGCGAACAAGCATCAGATGACGGCCGAAGAAGTGGCGCGGCGCAATGAGGAAAAGTTGATGCTCCTGGGGCCGGTGCTGTCCCGTCTCAATAACGAGGTGCTGAAGTCCCTCATTGAACGAGCTTTCAACATCCTCGCCCGTGCCGGACAATTGCCGCCGGCGCCTCCGGAACTGCAGGGGCAACAGCTGAAAATCCGCTACATGTCGATGTTGAGCCGGGCGCAACGCTCGCTGCGGGCCAATAGCCTCGATCAGTACCTGATGCGTATCGGCAATCTCGCTAAGTACGACAATCGGGTGATAAAGAAGATTGATCCCTTCGCGGCGGCCGACGAATACGCCGATTACCTCAGCGTGGCTCCGTCGGTAGTGGTGCCGACTGAGCAGGCGATGCAGGCCGTGGAAGCAGAGAATCAGGCGATGCAGCAGCAGGCGCAGCAAGCCCAGATGGCTCAGGGCGTGGACTCTCTCGCCAAACTGGGCAAGGTGCCGGCGGATGGTTCGACGATGGCCGGAAAGGTGGTGCAAGGCATGATGGCGGCGCAACAGTAACGAATCTCTCCTGAGAACCGTGGGCGGTCTTATGTCGCCGCCTTTTCCCCCTGCGCGTATGCGCCCTGACCTGTCTTAGGGTGCGGACAATCAGGGGGATTTTTTATGGCAACAACTCCGACAACTTCAGGAAGCACCGGACTCACGCCGGCTCAGGCAGGGTACGGGATGTTATGGATGCAGGCCGCGGCGGGCCTTGTGAGCGCTTTTGGCGGCATGAGCGTTACCCGGCATCAGAACTCTATCGCGAAGGCTCAGGCCAATATTGCCCGGATCAATGCGCAGTCTATGGAACTGCAGGCACAGGCTGTCTTGCGGGCTAATGAGTCCGCGACAGTGCGAAAAACGATGGAAGCCGGGCAGGTGAAGTCGGCTCAGCGGGCGGCCTTGGCGGCGAACGGTGTGGCAGTAGGCGAAGGTTCGGCAGCGGAAGTGCAGGCTTCGACCGATATTGTCAAGGAAATGGACAAGAATCAGATGAAGGAAAACGCCGTCCGGAACGCCTGGGGTTACCGGATGCAGGCGGCGAACTATGAGGGGCAGGCGCTGATGGCGGAAGCCTCAAAGCAGAGCGTTGGTCTGAACTTCGCTACGTCCATTCTCAATACAGCGTCTCAGGTCGGCAGTAATTACATGCTCATGTCCGCCAACGGCGTTTTCAAGGATGCCGGCAATAACGGGACGCAGACTGCGGCGACGAAGAAATTTGCTCAGACGGGCGACTCCCTCACGCTCAAAAAGACGCCGACTATCGAAGTAGGCGGCGCAAAGATTCCGATGCTGGGTAGCACGCAGGCGGCGCCGGCGTTCCAGTACGGCGTCTTCAACGGCGCCAAACTCTATTAGGAGAAGGCACGATGCCGATGGTCCCGATGTATCAGGGCGGCGTGCCGTCCGTTGTGGATTCCGGACAGACAGGGCGGCAGGTGGCCCAACTTCCGAATCAGACGATTAACTACGCGAAGTTGATGCAGGATGCTCAGCAGCCCTTGCAGGACTTCGCCAACAATGCCGGCAAGGCACTTCAGACGATTGCGGCTCGGAATATCAAGGCCGAAAGCGATGAAGCCGAAATGAAGTACATGGAAGCGGTGCAAAGTCGCCTCTATGATCCGGAAGCTGGCTACTTCAATCAGAAGGGTAAGAATGCCGTAGACGCCTACGACGGCGCGATGCAGGGGCTCAAGAAGGATGCCGACGACATTCTCGGCAGTTTGTCACCTTGGGCTCGTGAGGCGGTGCAGTCCCGCATTCAGGATCGTCTCCGGTCGGCTCAGGGGCAGTCTATGCAGTGGATGAGCCGTCAGCGGGACGCCTGGCACATCGGAACGTCTAAGGCCCGTATTGATTCGCTTGTGGAAAGCATCGGGCAGAACTACGGCAACAAAGACTACTGCGGCGCGTCCTATCAAAGCCTTGACGATGAAATCACGGCCCTTGCCAAAATGCAGGGTCTTGGTGAGGAACAGACGAAAGCCTTGCGCGAAGGTTACTGGGATATGGCTCAGGCTCAGCGCTATAACACGTGGGGGCAGGATGACGCTGTGGCGGCCTTGACGGACTTTCAGAACAACCGTGGCTCCATCGGCAATGACGTGGCGGCCAAGATCGGGACTCAGCTGTGGCAACAGGCTAAACAACCGCTCGCGATGATGCTCGCCGGCTCCGTCGGCGAGACGATGCTGAACAAGAAAGACTTCATCAAAGAGTCCCTGAAGCCCGGGCATCGTACCGGCATCCCGGCGATTGACGGGCTTAATCAGGCGCAGAAGGTGGAGCTTTTCTCGGCCGCCTATTCCTATGCGGCGCAGAACCGGGCGGCGGCTCAGGCGGATTTACGGACGGCCATACAGAATTCGGTGAAGACGGCGGCAGATCAGGGCTATGACGAGAACGAATTGTCCGAACAGGATTTTGTCGGGGCGTTTGGAGAGAAAGCAGGCAAAGAACGCTACGACGATTACAAGGCGGCCTTTGATACGAATACAGCGGTCTATACCTATCAGTTCATGGACAATGAGCAGATTCAGCATGACCTCGCAAATGCGAAGCCGGTTCCGGGTTCTCCGTCCTATGCCGATGACCGCAAGCTGTATGACGCTCGTGTGAAGGCGGCTCAGGAAATTGTGAAACTCCGGGCTGCGGACCCGGTGGGTGCGGCCATTGCCACAAAACAATTTGGCTATGAACCGTTGAATTTTGAAGCCCCGGACAAGATGATGGCTCAGCTTGGCGAACGCGTGGCTCAGGCTGAGAGCGTCGCAAGAGATTGGGGTGGGGCGCTTCGCATTCTCTCTAAAGATGAGTCGGCGCGGCTGGTGACGGCGCTCAATGCAGCGGACGTGGATGGCAAGGTGGGTCTCTTAGCTCAGATTGCAAACGCTGTGGGGCCGAACGGCATCCGGATGGTGTCGGATCAGCTGAAGGCGAGTGACAAAAAGTACGCCGTGGCGATGGCCGGATTTGACATAACGCCGGGTGACGGCGGCATTACTTCCGGAGAAATGTACCTTCGAGGGCTGCAGCTCATCGCCGAAAAGCAGGTCAAAGATGATCCGGCAGTGGAAACCGGCAATGTGGCACGGCTTTACGCAACTATCAATCCGGACAACGATGGGACGCAGGGGCTGTTTAAGTCGGACGCGGCCCGGGCCGATACGGTGGAATTGGCGCGCGGCATTTTGGCTTATCAGCAATGGGCGGATTCCGGAAGCATTGAAGGTGCCATAGCTGCGGCCGTCGGTGGCGATGTTGAAGCGTACAACGGCAAGAAAGCCGTGATGCCGAAGGGGATTAAGTCGTCAGCCATTTACTCAGAAGACTTGGGCGATCTCGTAGAGACTCAGGCGCAAGAAGTCAAAAAAGCCCGTGGCACGTTCTACGTCAGCGGTTTAGCGATGACCGGCGAAGAGTTGGCCGCAAAAATGCCGAAACTCGCCTTGCAGACTGAAAAGGTGAACTCAGACGGCAGTGTGACCTACAGCCTGATGCTTAACGGGGAATCAGTGTTTGGTGACGACGGCTCCCTTTATACGTTCGATTTAGTGAAGACGAAGGAATAACAATGCTGTTTTCTGAAATCTATACCCCGTCCTCTCAGCAACCGCAGATGAGCGAAGAGCAGATGCGGCAGGCGAGAATCAACCGCTGGGGCACGGATGCCGTTGGCCCTCGTGAGGCGTTCTCGGAGGATTATTCGGATAAGTTCAATACCGTTTTGTCGCCTGATGATGAAGAAAAATATCAGGCATGGGCGACAGAGAATCACCGCGAAAAGGACGTTTACGACTACGACTTGCGCGGTGCCTGGAAAGAGCTGCAGTCCGGCACGATGTCTGAGGATGAGCGCGGTCACTTGGGCGATAAATACAAAAAGCCGAATCATCCGACTTTCTCGGATCAGTCGATTTACAGCGGTCAGGACGGTGTGGCGGGGGGTGTATGGTCTCGGAATGCTGAGGGGAAGGACGTTTACACCCCGGGGCGGAAACTGTCGTCGGTTGAGGCAGATCGACTGCGCCGTTACTTCCTGCGCAATGAGCCCGGCGTCATGCTTGATCTGAAGGACAAGGTGTTTGAGGAACGTCCGCTTCCGGGCGTCAATATGCCTCTCGGCGTCTTCTCAGGGCTTGGCGATACGTGGAAGGGCATTCCCGCTGCGGTGCTACAGACGGCGAGCTCCGCTATCACAGCTTTTAAGAACACCGGGGCCGATGTTCTCTCCCGTATGGGCAGGGACGAAACCCGCGCCTGGTGGGAGGGGCAAAAGGCGGTCATGGATCAGGCCGCCCGGGATATTCGCGATTACAACAAGGTTCACTTTGAGGTCGATCCCGAAACGATGGGTACGGCTTCTCAGATTGTCTACGGGCTTTTCAAGACGCTTCCGAAGGCAATTGGTTACGGTTTGGCGGGCGGCGTCGCCGGCGGCGCACTGGCTTTCGGTGCTGACGTGGGCATCGATGAGACGAATCGCTTGATGGATGAGGGCGTAGACCGCGACACGGCTATCAATGCCGGCCTGGTGTCGTTCGGGATGAACGCAATAGGTATGCGGCTTCCGGCGGTTCTCGGTGCAAGTCGCGGTATGTCCATGGCGTACGGCGCTGCGGCGAATGCCGGGACGAATGTGGCCGAAGTCGAGGGGATCAAATTCATCCTCGAACATCAGGATTACAACCAACTGGCTCAGCAGTACGACTTGAACGGCGTGGACTTGGCGGTAAGCGCGGCTATGGGTGCGGCCTTCGGCGGGGCGTTTTGGCGCAGTCCTGAACAGATTCGAACGCAGAAGTATCAGGACGCGGCCCGTCTTGTCTACGAGGATCAGCGGACGGCTCTTTTCAACAAAGGACAGAGTCAGTTCAGCTTCCAGCAGGCGGGCGTACAGGCGGCGATTAACTCCCGCGCCGTGGTGGCCCTTGCGAAGAATCTAGGGATTGAACCGGACAAGGTTCGGGACTTCGCGGCAAAGATCGTATGGTCGGAGGACGGGAAGTCTGCGGAGGTGCCGAAGGAAGCCTTCAGTATGCCGGTGACCCAGGGCAAAGAATGGCACGTGGGGCCGCAGACGATTGGCCGAGAAAACGAAGCCGTCAATGTGGTTCACATGAACGACGTTCCCGAAGCGGGGCGCAAGGTCGCTATCGATACGTTGGCAGGAAAACTGTCTGAAGGTGTCAAAAACTCTGACAGCGGCTGGGTTCTTACAGGTTCTCGTGGTGACGCTAAGAAGTCGCTGCCGCCGTTTAAGTTCGCAGAGAAAAACGCCGGCTTATATGACGCCATTGTCCAAAACTTCGAACAAATTGTTTCGGACGCTAAGCTGATTGAATCTCACACAGACACTCAGCATCAAAACCCCGATGTTCGCGGAATCCACAAGTTTGCAGCTGCAGCTTCTTACGGTGGAAAAAACTATCGTGTTCAGTTGATTGTGCGGGATTATTTGCCTTCGGCCGGTGGTGAGCGCTTGGCGACGCACAGCATTGATGCTGTGGAAGTGGAAGAAATTGGTACCGCAGGCGGGGAGGGGGTTATAGCACCACTTGCACCCACAGACGCTACTAGTGTCCCTCCCGGTGCCGCGCAGTCCCCCGGTGCTGGGGTACCTACTGCGTGGTCGTCTGCTGATACCGTCAGTTTATCAGATTTGCTTAAGGGTTTTGTCCGCGAAGATCAACGCGGGGCGTTTGATTCGGTGGATGATTCCTATCGTGCCGAAGGGGCAGCGTACTACGAACCGCAGGAGTTCAATCAGACGACAGGAGCAGCGAAAGATACTGTCCTCCCTGGTGGCGAACGGACAAACAATCGCTTGCAGGCTGAAAAGGAGTTGTCGCAGAAACTGCAGCAGGATCGCGGGGACGTGCTGTTTCAGCATGATAGGGGTGAAAGCGAAATCCGCGGTTCCTTCAACCCGCAGACGAACACTATCAAACTCACGCCGAATGCGAATCTTTCCACGTTCTCGCACGAACACTCGCACTGGTACCTGACGAATCTCTTTGCGCACGCGGCCGACAAAAACCTTTCCCCGGAAGCGCGGGCCGACATTGACGCCTTGCTGAAGGCATTCGGCCTCAAGTCCGTTGAGGAATACAACGCCCTGCCTTTCGAGAAGAAAGTCAAGCTGCAGGAGCAGTACGCGGCTTGGACGGAACGCTATCTCGCTGAAGGTGAGGTGCCGGCAGGGTATCTGAAAGGGATGTTCCGCAACTTTGCCCGGTGGCTGATGGATATGTACCGTGACCTCATAGGCGAAGGTGCCGGCGACGATGCAGCCAAGAAGGAAATCGGCGAACGCTACAAGGCGCAGTTCGGCGAAGATCTACCGGAACTTTCGCCCGATGTTCGCCGGGTGCTTAACCGGATGTACGACGCCGAAAAGAAAATGTCGTCTTTTCGGTCAAATTCCGGGCAGGTGACGGCGGCTCGTGTCATTCAGGCTCAGCGTACGAATAATCAAAAGGTTACGGCTCCCTTGCAGGATGGCTCGGCTCCGAATGCCTATACGGCGGCGATTCGCGCTCAGCAGCAGGCGGCTCAGGCGATGAACTCCGGCGAACAGGTGGATGTTTCTCAGGCGATGAAAAACGTCCCGGTGAACGATGCAGCGGTTCGGCAGGCGCAGAACGCCTTCGCGAAGTCCTTCCAGATAGGCGACACGGGGACGATTGTGGTGCTTCAGAATCGTGACCGAACTGGGGCGGTGTCTGTCGGACAGATGAACGCCATTGCCACGGCCCCGGACTACACGCGCCTTTCAGTTTCCCGCACGACGGATTCCGGTGCGCCGATTGTGTCCTACGGGACGGTGCCTGATTCTCGGTATCTTGGAAACACGGAAACCGTGGCTGACGGCAGCCACAAAATCCCGATGACCTACGCAGTGGTCGAGGCGGATTCGGTGCTCCGCTCCAATAACTTTGATGGGACGCCCGTTCCGGAATACGGTACTGATCCTTCCCGGATGCACGCGATAGCGGGTAACGGGCGCATGGCGGGGCTTTCTGAAGCCTATAACCGTGGAACGGCTGAGCAATATCGACAGGATTTGATGACCGATGCGCAGTCCGTGGGGATCAATCCGGAAGTAGTGGCAGGGATGCAGCACCCGGTGCTGGTGCGCATCATGCCGCCGGAAGCCGTGATGACGGGCTTTATCGAACGGTCGAACTCCTCGAACGTCTTGGAAAAGTCGGCTCTCGAAACGGCGGTGCAGGATTCGCCGCGGATCCGTAACAATGTTTGGAAGTATCAGTTCGATGAGGACGGCGCGCCAACTCCGGAGACGGCGCGGCAGTTCACGATTGACATTGGTGAACCGAATTCTCTCGGGAAGCTCCTTACGGCAGACGGGCGGCCGACAGAGACTGCGACGAATCGACTCCGTGCGGCTGTCTTCTATGAGGCCTACCGAGACCGTACGTTGACGGCCCTGGTGGCGGACGATACCGATAAGCAGGGCATCAAGCGCATTTTGAACGCGATGGCGGCTTTCGCGCCTCACGTTATCAATATCCGAGAGGCCTCGAACGGCGCGGTTGACCTGGGACCGGTGTTGGTGGACGTGGTGAACCGCATCCGTAACGCGAAGATCGAAGGGACGCCGCTTGAAAGCATTGTCGGTCAGGGTGACGTGTTCGGCGATAACCCGGCGGTGCGGCAGCTGCTAGGTTTCATTGCCGAGAATCAGAACTCGGCCGCTGCCATTGCTCGGGTGCTTGAACCGTTCGCAGCTGCGGTGGAAAACCGGCTGAAGTCGTCCGGCAATGGGCCTCAGGCAGGTTTGTTTGGTGAAGCAGAAAACGTTACGACAGACCTCGCCGATGTTATGGGCATCTTCCGGGATACGCAAAACCGCCTGATTGACGAAGGTAATGCGGCGATGCGCGAGAAGGGGGCTACTGAGGGCTTCCGTGAGGCACTCCCGGCAGTGGACGTTGTGGCGATGCGCAATACCTTGCAAGCGATGCAGCAGGCAGAAAAACCGGCCGAAAACGTGGTGAAGTCGGTCGTAGAGACTGTGGCCGAAGATGCCGGAGTTGCGTCAGAACCTCCGCCCGATATTCCGCCGGACGCAGGATTGGACGCTGAGGCGAAAGCAGTGTCTGAACTTGAAGCGCATCAGGCTCACGAACTCGAAGGACTATCCGAAGAAAATTCCGAACGTGTGCAGGTTGAGGATTTGGCTGCGCTTAATCCTGATTTTATCTATAAATTCAAGGATGAAAATGGCATTGAGCACCAAAAGACGGCTGCGGAGATTTTGGCGGATGAAGCCTCGATTGATAAGCAGGCGGATACGGATATGGCGGGATTGGCAACGGCCGCAATGTGCATCATCAGAAACAACGGGATTCCGGCATGAAACAAGAATGTAAGGACTTGATCGGGCAGACGCTCGGTCGCAAAGAAGGCACAATCAGCGACGAAGAAGGCGAACAGATTATCGCGGCCTTCGAGTCCAAAATGAACACGCTTTCCAAACGCAAAGATTTTTGGGAACGCTGGGGCTCAATGACTCAGGCGGAACGCATTCAGGCCGCCGGTGGTGAGCTGGCGAAGGATTTACAGGAGCAGGCTCGGCAAAAGAAGGCTGCGCGTTATAAGCAGGTTCTCGCACAAAACCGCTCGCTGAGAGAATTGGATCGCCTTGCGCGGGAAGAGGACATTCACGCTCACGCGGGCGTCGCCAAACTGATGCTCGGTATCGAACGCGCTGCGAAAGGTATTCAAAATGAGTACCTGACTTCGATGCTCGATACGCTTAACGGCATTCGCTCGAAATGGCTTGGTTTTATGGAAAACGCCGAAGATGCTCGCGATTTCGCACGTGAGGTCTATGGTGAAGACACAAAGAACGCCCGTGCAAAGGCCGCAGCTGAGGCATGGGCGAAGACGGCGAAGGATATGCGGGGCCGTGCCTTACATGCAGGTGCAAGGATTGGTCTTATTGACTATGGCTATATTCCGCAGTCGCACGATTGGGCAAAAGTCCGAAATAAAAAAGGCGGCGGGAAGAATGCGTGGATTGATGAGGTGTTCCCGCTTATGGACAGAACCCGCTATAAGCAGGACAACGGTCAGCGGATGACCGACAGTCAGTTGCGGGACTTCCTTGGTGAGGCATGGGAAGACATTGTGACTTCCGGACACAACGCAGACAATTTGTGGGATGCCTTGGAAACTCCGGTAGAGCCTAGCCTGGTAGGCTACAAAAAATATCCGCACCGAGAGTTGCATTTCAAGGATGCGGATTCGTATCTGCAGTACGAGGCGAAGTACGGTCAGGGCAGTTTGACGAGTACGCTTATCGGGCATGTTTCCAAGATGAGTCACGACATAGCGATGATGGAGGGATTCGGACCGCAAGCGGAGACGACGTTCAAATTCCTTAAAGAAATTGCCGATGCTCAGGCTTTGGACGCCCGGCGTGAGAAAAGCAGTTGGGAACTCCTTACGAAATATTCAGATCACCACGGTCTGACGCGTGTTACGTTGGATGAAATGTGGCGCGTGCTTTCCGGTGAGGCAAGCGCGATGGCCGTCAACTCCGAACCTGCGGTGCGGTTTCTGTCCGGATGGCGAAATCTCGAAGTTGCCGGCAAATTGGGAAAAGCGTTTATTTCGTCCTTCTCAGATATTGCGACGTACTTTGTGGCTACCGGCTTCAGTCGCTTGGATTTTGGACAAGGAATGCGGTTCCTCTTCTCGGCCTACGGCTCCGACTGGAAAGACTACGCAAACCGCTGCGGTCTCATTGCCGACAGTATCTCGTCCGATTTTATTCGGTGGGGCAGCGACAATCTGGGACAAGGGTGGACGGCCAAACTGGCGAACGCCTCAATGAGGGCTTCTTTCCTGACGGCGTGGACTGATGCGGTGCGCCGGGCGTTCAACCTCAATATGCTGGCGTCTCTCGGTAAACTCATTGAGAAAGATTGGTCGGCGTTGGATGATTATGATCGGGCGCGACTTCAGGACGGCGGTATTGGAGAGGCCGAATGGCGGCTGATGCAGGAGGCCGGGACAGAAGAATTCAAGGGCGTGAAGTTTCTGTCGTATAAGCGGCTGAAGGAAATTTCTTCGGATCCGAAGAGGATGATCGTTGACGAGAACGCTGAATCTCTTGCGAGTAAGGTCATCGGCTTTATCCTCAATGAAGGAGAAATGGCTTCCCTCGGTCCTGACTTGATTACTCGGACGGAAGCAAGCCGCGGTAATAAGCGAGGAACAATGTCGGGCGAGCTGTGGCGTGCTGCGATGCTCTTCAAGTCGTTTCCTTTGGCAATGATGGAAAAGCACTGGCGGCGGGCGCAGTTCTTAAATCACCACGGCGGCCGAGTGAATCAACTTGGGTACCTGCCGGCGATGGTAGTATCGACGACGGTCATGGGGGCATTGTCCCTTCAGATTCAAGACTTGCTCAATGGTAAGGACGCAGAAGATGTTTTCTCCGGAAAATTCTGGGCGGCTGCGCTGACAAAGGGTGGCGGCTTAGGTTTTCTTGGGGACTGGATTGTGAACGGACTCTCTGATGATTCTCGTTACGGTGCAATGTCTGGCGCGGCTAACATTCTTGGCCCTCAGCTTGGTTCGGTGATTGAGGCTTCGGACGCGGCGTTTGCTTGGGCTCGTGCACCTATCTACGACAAGGATACAAAACCCGGTGCGAAAACTGTGCGTTCAATCCGATCTCACCTTCCGTTCCTCAATATGTGGTACACGTCAACGGCGATTGACCGCGCCTTTATGAACGAGTTCAATGAGTGGATGTCGCCGGGATACCTGTCGCGGATGGAAAAGAAGCTGCGCCGTGGGACTGGACAGGACTACTGGTTGCCGCTTGACAATCTCACGCCGACGCGCGCGCCGAGAATGGCGGATCAACCGAGAAAATAAACTAAGCCCCCGGCGTGAGGGGGCTTTTTAATTCGGGCGAAATCTACAGAATTAGACGATTTCCAACTGCGTCGTAATACTGACAATCTTCATCGGCAAGGGCTGGTTTTGCCGGATACAGATTTGTCCGCCGTCGCCCCAACGGGGATTGACCTGCGTCGTCACTTCGCCCGTGATGGGTGTCGGCGGCGTGCCGGCAAGTTCCGTGCCGCGTGCGGGGTAGTCTGTAAGTTTATCGAACGTCGGGCCCGTCTGCAGCCCTGACGTGTTGACAAGACGTACGGAAACCTTCTGAACGTTCTTCATGTGGCCTGAGCCGAAAGAACCGTCCTGCAGCGCCAAGGCAATCGGCAAAGTTTGAAGGTCGGCGGTGTACGGCAGTCCGATATGCACCAACGACGCCGGCTCCTGCAACTTGATTTTTCCGTCTTTCACCACTTGATTCGGTTCTACTGAACCGTCGGCCAAGATGGAAACGGTGGCGCCTTCGAGCCACGTTAGTCCGGAAATCTCGTCTTTGGCATCGCCGCGATAGGTTCCGCAACAATCCAGGTGGACGCTTTCTTCAAGCGTGGTGTATTTGCGTTCGTGCATCCGTTCGATAAAGCGGCGGGTGTTGCCATTGATCGTACGGCGCACGACGACGTAAAGTACGTCTTCTTCGCCTTCCGGAACGACGGTGCACGATTCGAAGACGCCGTCCGTGGTAAGGGACGAGAATGCGCCGACGGATTGTTCCGGAACGTAGGTGAACGCAATCAGGTTGCCGGCAGAGCTGACACACCAAATGATCGGCCACGGTGCTTTTGAGTAAGAAAGGTCGATAGGTCCCAGGTTGTCGAAAAGGTGGTTTGCCCGGAGACAAACGTCATTTGTGACGAAACCGCCGGCTTCGTACGAGTAGCCGCATTCCCGAAGGTGTCCGCCGCGGGCGCTCGCGTAGACGCAGGCGTTGTTGATTACCAACGGTTGCACAGAATTTGCGCCGACATACGACTGCGGCCGCACGGACATTGACGTTGGCGTAATGGCGTCAGAGTTTAACGGGCTGACTCGCCATTCAGCTGCGCCCGTGAAAAGCATCAGTTGTGACAATGGGACAAAGTGCTGAATGCGGTTAGCCTCGCGGGCGGCGACGCGGATAGCGATGCGGTCGTCATCCTGCGACGGCAGGCTGTAGCTCATATCAGACTCAGTACCGGACTTGGTGGCCCAGATGTTGTTAGGGCGGTTGTAAGTGCCGCCGAACCAACGCCGCTGTTCGAAGTATGTTACTGCGCTCGGGTAGTCACCAGCTTTGCCGACAGTGGCGGTGGCTGTTGCACCTGATCCGCCGGATTTACTGCCGTCAATGTGAACGACAGGATTGGTGTATCCTGAACCCGGTTTCTTGATTACGATGCTGACTATGACACCGTTCTGGACGACGGCCTCAAGTTCAGCCCCTGAACCGGTTGCGTCGGTGACGTAGACGTTAGGGGCGGAGGCCGGTTCCAAGACGACGGGAAAATAGTAATCGCACCTTGCTCCTTTAGAGCCACACTCCAAACTTGCGTGAAATTGGGCTCCCTCCGTATAGCCTTCCCCGCGAGATGTGAGGGAAACGCCCGTCAGGTAAGCGTCCCACCACATGCCTTGAGTCAGCTTGTTGTTTACGTAAGTTAGGCGCCCTTTCCCTCCGGAGCCGTTGCCTTCGATAGTTCCATCAACGTAAAACACTTGAGAAGATGTTATGGGGGGGTAGGGAATACCTTGCCCGTCGTCATGATGGAAATTTTCCGCGTCCAAGTTTACGGATACGGTGTTTCCGTTTGATCCTACGATTCGTCCTTTTTGCGAAATATATGAAACGCTTCGCAATAAACCATACCCGCTCCCGCCATTGGTGACTTTGACCGATGTGATGCCGCCGGATTGTCCGAAGGGGTCGTCGTAAATAGGCGGGGTGATTGATGCGTCGGGGTCGATTTGTTCGTCCCGAATGCTGAGAGTTTTCGTCTGGCCAATGAAGCACCAAACGCCGCCCTGATTGCGATACACGCGATAAAGTTCTGCGCCGGATACGGCGTTCCAAGATATGGTGTTGTAAGCGCCGGTGCCATACGGATTGCAACGGATGGAAGTAGACGGGCCTGCCGCGGACTCGTTTGAGCCGTCAGCCTTTAGGGCGGTTATGCAGTATTCCCGGGTGTAGTCCTCTTTATTCTGCACGTCGCCATTGATGGACTGCACGACGGAAGGAGCCTCCGGTGAGGGCAGTGCGCCTTTGAAGTTGATTTCCACAAGACGCCAATCAACGACGCTGTAGCGGCGTAGTTCTCTCGGTGCATAGGCCGGATGAACGATGGTGAGAACGTCGGCGGATTGAACATAATGCAACGAGAAAAGATCGTCGGCACTGTATGGCGTAGCGACTTCGTACGGCTGGCCGTTACTGCCCAATAAGGTTTGCCCGTTCGTGTGAAAGCGGATGTACTTTTCTCCGAATTCGAGCACCATGGATTGATCCGTTGAGAATGTGAACGGGATCAGCTTCACTCGTTTGTCGGCGTATTTGGCGTAGTTGACGTAAGCGAACCCCGGTCGGTTCTCTGCCGGACCACGGGGATCGATGAGGAAATTACGGCATTTTGCGAGTCCGGCCTGATACTTCGGGTCGCCGGCGCGTCCGTACATTTCCGGCGACAATTCCCCGCCGTTGCAGGACTGCTGATAGGTGCGGATGCTTGCCATTACCATACCTCCCGCGCACGAAGTTGCGACGCGAGGTAGTGTGCTTCCCGGCGTCGCATGGAAATCTGAGCGTCTTCGGTCTTAGCTTTTGTCAGTGCCGCTTCGTACTGTTTCATGATGTTGACAACTGTCTGAGATGTTGTGTCAGCTCGCTTAACCGGACCGTAAAGGTAACTGGCGAGAAGCAACATCAGTGCGTCAACAAAATACCCGGGGAAGAGGGAGGCATTGTCTACGTAGGCGACGTAGGTCAGCACCGGATCAGTGACATTGCAGAAAAGTACGCGATTGGTGTTGTTTTCAACAAGGCCTAGTTCGAAATGACCGAGTTCGGGGTAAAGGTCGGAATCGATGCCTTCGGACAGATATTCCGCCGATTCGATCTTGAGCGCTCGCATGAATTGGCTCGGCAGGGCGTAGGCGCCTTTGTAGCCGTAGATCGAGGCATCGACATTATTGAGTTTTGCCAGCTGGCTGCGTTTGGTGGCGAAGCTCCACGGGTTTGATTCCAGGATGCGCCGAAGGGCTACAGGGTACCAACGGGCGCAGTGTCCGGCTTGGTCTGAGCCGTTCGGTGGAATGAGGGAAACTACCGTGCCGTCATCGCCAAGAATCGACAGAGCGAGATTACAAATATCAACGGATGTAGCCATTTCAGGCCTCCTAAAGAAAAGGGGGCGGTTTAACCGTCCCCTCAGAGTTTGCCTTTAAAGCAGGTCAATCAACCGTCGGCGCGGGATCGTAACCTTCCGTTTTTGTCGTGCGCGGCAATTCATAACCGTTATCAAGTACGGCACGCTGCAGCGTTCCTGTCACGGTGCCGGTAACGGCCGTGATAAGTTTCAGGTAGCGACGATGCTTCAACGGCATCGGAATTGCCTGATTGGCCGGAATCTTCGATCCCGCCTGCGTGAAGCTCAGCAAGTCGGCGAAAGTCGATCCGTCGGCGGAATCCTGCAACTTAAAGGTTACGGTACCTTCACCGCCGGCATCTTTAACCTGCAGGATGAGATTGAATCGAGGAGTCAGCGAACCGAGGTTCGGATACTCCTGTTTCAGGTCAATGACTTTGCCCGTCGTAATGGCGGACGCTAAAGCCTTGTCAGAGCAAAACTTCAAAAGTGCATCGGTAATCATTGCGTCCTCCTTAGCCCAGAGACAAAACCGGCATCGTGTTGGTGATAACGTCCGTGCCCAAACGATGTATAGGAATGCCGTCCCAGGTCACAACCTTGCGTCCGGCAACTTCTCCGGTCGTTAGCTGCACGTTTTCCTTGTTGTTGATCTGACGACGAAGAATGCCGGTAACCGCTTCGTTGCAATAGAACGCGCAACGGCCCTTGTACTCGTCCGGAAGCAGGTTCACGGCCTGCGTCATGAGGTCGATCAGATCGGGGCTACCGGAAGTCTTCGAAGACTTACTCCACTTCGTCGTATCGATGTTGGCAATACGAACGACGGTGAGCGGATCGTAGATAGCGACGCCGATGTCCCAACGGAAATCGGTTTCCAGCGCCCAGTAGTGCTTAGGATTGTCCGACGTACCGGCGGTTACTCGTACGGCTTCAGGGTGGACAGTGGTCTGGAAGCCGCCAAGATTCTCTCCGTACTGCGGATAGAACAAATAGTTCGAGGCCGGGTCCCAACCGACGAGAAGAATTTCCGTCTGCTTGTTTTCCGTGGTGCCGCCGGCGTCGATGATGCGATCCTTGAAGACGGGGTCGGTCGGCGTCACGATGTTGAAGAGCCCCTTGCCACTATTCGGGTCTTTCGCGGGGTCGCCGTAAAAGAGATTGCGTACCGTAGCGCGGGCGAAGCCGCGGCTAAAGGCCTGATCGCGACGCAAGCGCCAAGAAGCGCGGTCGCTTTCCTTCTGGTCGTTGAACTGATCGCGGTCGATGGTCGAGCTCGAAGAACGGCGGCTGCAGGTGTAACGAACATTGTTGCCCGTCACAACATCAGAGCCCCAGCCCTCGTTGTATCCGTGAAGATCGCCTTCCGGGTAGCGGGTGACGATCTGCCCCTTGTCCCCCATACCGTCATTGCCTCGAACAATAACGGCCTGGTCGAAGAAGGGCATATAGTCGCGGATGGTGTGCAAAAACACCTTGCGGGCCACATCCTTGTCACCGACAAGGCCTTCGAATTCGGCCAACGACGTCGGTGCAACGTTGCTGACAATATCTGCCATTTCTGTACCTCATTAAAAATTATTAGACTGCGTAAACGTCTTCTGCGGTGATTTGTCGCGGCGCGGGTTTCCCCGTCGGGAAGCCGCCTTCGCCGAAACGTGCACCGACACGGGCAAGGAGCTTCAGCACGCCTGGATGGTTGCCGGCAGGGGAGTTGATGAACTCCGCAATATCCGGATCGAGATTCCCGTCACTGCCCTTGCCGAACATATCTCGGATGCGGGCAATGTCATTGAGGTGGTCGGCAATTTCCGGGTCATTGGACGATTTTTCAGCCCACTGTTTGGAAATTCCCGCAATCTGTTCCATCTGGCGCTGCACCATGATCGGGGCCATTTTGTTGACCACGTCTTGGGCTTTGTCCTGCGGCAGGTTGAGTTCCTTTGCCACTTCTCCGAATTGCTGCATAACGGCGGCGTCGAGCATGGTGCCTTCAGGCGCCTTGAACTCTTCGTACTTTTCTGGCGCACCTTCAGCGGGCTTGTCGGCCTCGCTGTCTTTCGGCGCCTTTTCACCGTCCTGCTTTTCTTCGGGCTTAGTTTCGGTGGCAGTGTTCAGCAAGGTCTCAGGCATTCCGGTTGCAGGCTTGTCGGTCTGCGGCTGGCTTTCCTGACCTGCGGACTGAGCCGCCGGGTTGGCTGCAGGCTGATCTGCAGCGGGGGCATCGTTTGTATTTTCAGCCCCGGTCGTTGTTTCGTCGTTCATGAGATTCCCTCAGCATTTCTTGATAAGAAGTCGGGTCTATGAGATTGAGCAGAGCGAGTCCGACACTGCGGCGTCCTTCGGCGTAAGCCATTGAAAGCGCGTTTGTGTTGAAAGACGGTCGATAAAGCCCGGTTGCGTCCAAGATGATTTCCATAGCTTCGCGGCCTTCTTTCGTGTCCATTACGTAGGCGATGGACTTCTTCACGCGGCGCATATAGCGCTCCGTGCTTTCGCGTCGGGTGGTTTCTTCGGCCTTGATGTCAGCCGGATTGAAGGGGTCTCTGCTCATCATGAACGGCATCTTCAAGCCGTCCGATGTGTGTACGCGCACAAAAGCTCGTGCGCGTAAGCCGGGGATCGTCGTTGATACTGCAGGATACAAAAGAGTTGAGGGATTTCGATGCAGGACTACCACGAATACTTCCGATACCTCTTTTCCTTTGCGGTGGGTGCCATGGCTCAGTGTCTGATGTATTTGAACTCGTTGGATAAAGCGAAACCGTTCCTTTGGTGGGAATTCTTTGGGGCGGTAGCTCTGTCGGGGTTTATCGGTTTTCTGATCTGTATGGCTGCGCACTCTTACGGTTTGCCGGATGAGGCCGCAGGGGCTCTTGCTGGGTTGGGCGGCATGATGGGGAAAGACGGCGTGAGCATTCTGAAAAGTTTTTTAGAAAGAGGCGGCCGATGAAATACGGTTTCTTTGACGAAAAGGAGTTGCAGAGTCCGAAGGACCCGTACAAGTCTCCTTTTCCGCATGTTGTACGTGATGAGCTTTTGAACATTTTGAACCGCATCCGGCGCGAGTGGGGGAAGCCGGTTCTTGTGAACTCTGGCTACCGCAGTCCGGAATACAACGCGACGATCCCAGGGGCCGTTCCTAATTCGTATCACACGAAAGGCATGGCGGCGGATATTCGACCGGATGATCCGCGGTTAATTCCCGAGTTTCAGGACTTGTGCCTGGAACTCAATAAAGACGGCGGCGTTGGACTTTACGACGCGTTCGTACATGTTGACGTGCGTGGGCGTCACGCTTTTTGGGACAACAGGAGTCGCAAATGATGGAGCTCAAAGACACTGCCGCGCTGATGTGTAGCGATGACTACAAAGATCGCTTCAAGGCGGAGTACCTGCAACTGAAGATTCGCCGAGACAAACTCGCTGCAATGCTTGTTAAATGGGACGCTGGGGAATTAGGCTTTACGCCGACTTGTTCCCGTGGCCTTTATACGTTCCAGCTCTACACGATGGACGGCTATCTCGACATATTACGACGTCGCGCGAAACTCGAAGGGGTTGAGTTGTGAAAGATTACGTCTACATGGTGGCGGTCGTCCTGGCTTTCGGGGCGGGTGGCTGGCTGACTTCTGCCCACTACGACCGAGAAATTGCCCTCATGGAGGCGGCGCAGTCTGATGCGCTACGTGCGGCGGAGAGAAAGAATGCAGAAGGACTTTCAAAAGCAACGGACACGATTAACTTGGCGCAGGCTGAGTACAACGATTTGCGTGCTGAGCTTGATCGTGCTCGCGCCCGGTTGCGCCACGCGGACGGTAACGGCTCCGCCGGCGGAGATTCCGCAGACACTCTTAAAAAGCGAGTTGCCCGACTGGAAGACTTGGTCCGTCGACTGGCTGACGCTGGTTCAGAGTGCGGCCGACTCTATCAGCGATGCGCCGCAAACCACGACGCACTGACGGAGATTCTTAAATGACCGATCTTGTAAATCATCCTCAGCACTACGCCGAGCATTACGACCACGAGGTGATTGAGCTTACTCAGCATCTGAGTTTTTGTCTGGGGAATGCCGTGAAGTACATTTTACGCGCGCCCTTCAAAGGCACTGAGCTTTTGGACCTGCAAAAGGCGGAATGGTATGTTCGGCGCATGGTAGATGAGTTCTCTGCAGACGAATGCCGCGCGCAAGTGATCGCACGCCGAGGGAACTTCTCGTCAATTCTCTGTTCTTTCCGGAACGCGCTCGTGACCGAGCTGGTCTTGGCCTGCGGCCGCGGTGACAAAGCATCGCTCAACGCGGTTCTTTCTGATCTTCGAGAGAATATTAATAGGAAGAAATAAAATGGAAGTGGTAAAGGTTGTTTGCCCGAGGTGCGGAAAACGTCTTTTCGACCTTTCGTTAGAACGTCCGCCCGGCGGGACGGTGATGATCGTATGTCGGCGCTGCAAGACGCTTGATGTGCTTGATCTTTCTGTATACAATAAATCCAATCAGCAGAACCGTTCGGATTCTGCTTCACACAAGGCCCCTGAGCCTAATCCTTAGCGCCAACCGAGCGCACATTTCCAGAGAACCACGAGTTCCATGACAACAGGAGTTTTGTCATGGCTGAATTTGCTTCTAAAGGCCTCGCCAACGGCGTAGGCATCCCCGCCCTCGTTTTGGGCTCTCTCGGCTTCCTTGGCTCCGCCAACAACGGCAACGGAATCCTCGGCGGCCTCTTCGGTGGAAACAACTGCGCCCCGCAGATGGCCGCGCTTGGCGTCATTGCTGAAAAGGACGCCAAAATCGCCCAGCTCACTTCGCAGAAGTACTCGGACAATCAGGACACGACGCTTTATCAGGCGACGCGCTCCGAAAACGAGAAGCTCGAAAACCGTCTGATGGACTACATTAAGCCGCTCTCTCAGGAATCCGCGAGCAACCGCGAACGCGTTGCGGTGCTTGAATCCCAGATGAAGAGCAACGCTGAAATCGCTGACCTGCGTGAAAAGCTTGTTCGCTCCGAACTCGGCGCCAAGATCGACACTGTTGCGCAGACGTGCGGGTGCGGTATCGCTCAGCTCAACAACGCCGTCGCAGGGATCAACAACACGCTGAACCAGATCACCCACCTCGTCGTGCCTCGCACCGCGATCTGTCCTGAAGTGATGGAACGTTACAACAGCTGGACTGCGCCCACAGCCGCGGCTCCGGCGGTTCAGCCGGTAACTGGCAGCATCAACGTTAACCGGGGTTAAGCCATGAAAATGCCGATCGGAAACTTGCCTGCAGTGGTTGTGGAATTTGCTCAGCGAGTCCTCATCCCGGCCGCAGAAAAGCAGGGCGGTTCTCTGCCCTTCGCCGTCGGCATCGTCTCGGGGCTCGTCGCACAGCGGGCCCCGGCGATGATCGAACCTTACCTGCCGATGCTCAAATCTTTGGGCGCGGTGGATGAGCAAAACCGCATCGATGTGGACCTGCTGTACGGCGAAGCCTCAAAGAATCTCGAAGCGCATCCGTTCTCTATAGGGCCTTACAAGCCTGATCGAAGTGACTTAGACGCGCTGAAGGAAATCATGAACCGGCATGGAGAATGATTATGGAAACGAAGGAACTTATGAAAGCCCGCGCGGAGCAATCCATGCACTGCCTGCTCGAAAAGATCGACAAGGTGTGCGATGAGGCCCGTGATGGAGGCGGATTGAGTGACGAGGACGTGCGGGTGCTTGAAAAAGCCTGGTGCGCTATCGCAACCATCAAAGCTGTCTGCAAAGAAGCCTGACACTACCTTCAGGTAGAATTGAACCCCGGGTACCTTGCGGCGCTCGGGGTTCCGTGTCTCAGGCTCTCGAAGGCGCTCGGGACATCTGAATGGATTCTATCAATTTCCTATGAATACTGGTGGAAATACTGGTGGAAAAAATAGACAGCGACCTGCAAGCCTTGCAATTATTGGTTGTTAAACGTCCCGTAAAAACGCATTCTTATTGTGCGCAGGTAGTTTAAGGTGGTGCAAGGTAGTATAAGTTTTTCGTTCAAAATCAGG